GTGGTAGCTATCTCCGAATTATGTAAACTTTTTATTTTCCCCTTATTATGTAAACAACGACAGAGCGAACAGATGAACGGAGAAAACAAGAACAAAGGGCAATTGACATAATTTATATATTTTATGTATTATGTTATATTACAATTTGTATTATATGAATATTTTTAAAAAATTTTACAAATACTATTGACAAATAATATAATTTGTATTAGAATAAAATTGTCGAAAGGAGATGTCAAAAAAATAAATTGTTTTGGTTTATCTGGTTTTGTTTATGACATCGACTGACGAATGGTTGTAAGAGGTCGGGAAAAAATGCAAGCCGTTTAGGTTTTAAGAAAAGGGAGTGACTGTCCTATCCGTTGAAATACGGCAAAACCGTCAAATAAAATATATGGGTTGCAACCGATAGCAAGAAAGAGGAAAGAAAATGGAAAGTAAAAAGTATGAAGTAACAGTATTGGACAAGAAAGGAACTTGTGACAACGCATTATTTGAGAAAATGGCGAAGAAAGGCAACATCACATCAATAAAATTAGCAGAAGTTTTGGGAATGGTTGTCAAAATAATTGGATATGCAAAATGCAACATTGTAACAGATGAAAAGAATTTTGACATATATTATTTTGACACAGAAGAATACGGATTAATTTCAAGCGGTAGCGAAATATTTGCCGAAAGCGTAACAGATTATTACGGCGAAGTTGAAAACGTAAGGTTGACAGAAGTAAAAACAAAGAAAGGTAAAACATATAAGGCTGTGCCAGTTTTAGAAAATGAAAAAACAAACAAAAAGGAAGAAACTACAAACAAGAATAAGGAAACAAGCGACGACCTACCATTCTAAATATTTGTAGAAAAGAGGAATTGAAATGCCCAAAAAAATTGAATTAAGTTCAGAGCAACAACAATTATTTAATGAATTGAAAAAACTTTCAAAACGTGCGAATCAAAGAATCGTAAGACTTGAAAGAGAGTTCGGCAAGGACACTTGGGCAACAAAAAAGTTGAGGGACAAGCTTGCAACAGAACCGTTACAAGCTTGGTCTAAAACAGGGCGTGTAAAAGTCAATAAGTCAATGACAACAACACAAATGAAAGCTACAATAAAAGCAACGCAACAATTTTTAAATTCGAAAACATCAACAAAAAGAGGAATAAAACAAGTCAAGAAGACTACAATAAAACAGCTTGCAAAATCACTAGGAACAGACGACGAGGATTTGACAAACGAGGAGGCGGAGGCATTATATGATATGTTATCCGATGACTACGTAACAGATATATTGAAATATATTCCAGCGTCTGACTTTTGGGCATTAATAGAAGACGCCAAAGAGGCGGGCGACAGTCAAGAAAGTTTTATTTCAAGAATTTCAGATTATATCGAATTTGGAAACGATATTGATATGCGTAACAAATTAATAATGATATACGAAAAATATGTAAAATAGGAACAAAAAAAAACAATGATATTTTATGAAGAATACAACGGGCATTTTGCTGATATTGTAGGAGATAGAAAAAAGATAGATAACACAATATATTCATTTGATATTGAAACGACATCATATTTGATATTGGACGGAAAACAAGTCGCGGGGATTGATTATCAAAAATTGACAAAAGAAGAACAAGAACGAGCGGAATTCCGCTGTTGTATGTATATTTGGATGTTTTCAATTAATGACAAAGTGTATTACGGTAGAACTTGGGAACAGTTCAAAAAATTTCTTGACAGATTGGAACTATACGACAGAGAAAAAAAGATTGTATTCATACACAATCTTGCATTTGAATTTCAATTCTTGAAAGGTGTTTTCAATTTTACAGATGTGCTTGCAAGAAAATCTCACAAAGTTATGCGATGTTTTTTTGAAGATTACAACATCGAATTGCGTTGCACGTATATGATGTCAAATTGTGCATTGAAATATTTGCCGAAAATATTTAATTTGCCAGTAGAAAAACAAGTCGGCGATCTTGACTATTCATTAATAAGGACGCCAACAACAAAACTCACATCGCAGGAGATGAAATATTGCGAAAATGATTGTTTGGTTATATATTATTATATCCAAAGAGAACTTGAAACATACGAAAGAGTTGACAAAATCCCTTTGACGTCAACAGGACACGTAAGGCGAGAACTAAAAAACAAAGTTTTGAACGATTGGAATTATCGAAACAAAGTCAAAAAGGCGATAAATACTGACCCGCATATCTATAATTTATTACAAGACGCATTTGCAGGCGGATATACACACGCAAATTGGATATATGTTGACGAAATTTTGGAAGACATTGACAGTTTTGATTTTACGTCAAGCTATCCATATATTTTAGTAACACATCAATTTCCGTCAACAGAATTTAAAAAATGCAATATAACAAAAGTCGAACAGATGTCAAAAAGATTTGCATATTTGCTTGTTGTAAAATTTACAAATGTAAAATGTAAATATTACAATAATTTTATTTCGCAAAGTAAATGCAGAAATATTGTTGGCGGGCGTTATGATAACGGACGAATAATACAAGCAGAATCCTTTGAAATGACTTTGACTGATGTTGACTTTTATTTTATACTTTCGACATATGATTGTCAATACGAAATTATTGAAAATTATTATTCAAAATACAATTATTTGCCGAAACAATTTATTGAATTTGTACTTGAAAAATATGTAAATAAGACACAATTCAAAAATGTTCAAGGAAAAGAGGTTGAATACGCAAAAGAGAAAAACAAGTTCAATGCTTTGTATGGAATGAGCGTCACAAATATGATTCGCGATGAAGTTGTTTACGATAATAAAAACGGTTGGAGTGAAAGACCACTTTCAAATGATGAAATTGTTGAGGCGTTAGAAAACGAAAAGAAAAAATCGTTCTTGTCGTTTGCATATGGTGTTTGGGTAACAGCATTTGCAAGAAGTAATTTATTAAAAAATGTCATACAATTGGACGAATTTGTCGTGTATTGCGATACAGATTCGTGTAAATTAAAACAAGGGTATGACAAAAAAATTATTGATAATTACAATAAATTTGTTGAAAATAAAATAAAACACGTTGCAGAAAAACTTGACATTCCAATTGAAAAATTCGCACCCGCAGACGTCTTCGGCGAAAAACATATGCTTGGACTTTTTGAATGTGAAACAGAAAAAGGAAGATTACACACATATGACAAATTTATCACGCAAGGTGCGAAAAAATATGCGGTTGAAGTTGACGGCAAAATTGAAATAACTGTTGCAGGAGTACCAAAACAAGGTTCAAAAGCATTGTCAAGTTTAGATGATTTTAGGGATAATTTTGTTTTTAAATATGAAGACACAAATAAAAATTTAATAATTTATTGTGAAAATCAATTGGAATTTAATTTGACAGACTATCAAGGAAATAGCTATAATATAAAAGACACGTGCGGTTGTTGTGTTATTCCGACAACGTATGTTTTAGGAAAAGCCTTGGAGTATTCGAATTTGATTTCGGACAATTCAAGCAAACGTGCAAGATTTAAGGAGTGAAAAGAAATTGAAAGATTTGGAATATATCAAGAAATTTTCGAAAATATCAATTTCGGGAATTTGTGAAAAAAATAAAATAAACAGGTCGAATCTATTAAACAATAAAAGCACACAGAAAAATGCAAAAATAGTTCGCGAGGAAATAGAATCAGAAATTGCAAAACTATATATCAAGGAGAATAGAGAAAATGAGCAACAAAAAAATGATTCATTATAATTTGGATAATATAGACGCGTGCGGTGCAAGATTCAATCTGATATACGGAGAACGTTCAAACGGTAAAAGTTATCAAGTAAAACACAAAAAAGCGGTTGAAAAATATTTGAAAACGGGAAAACGTTTCATATTGATGAGGCGTTGGAAAGAAGAAATTTCAAGCGAAAAAATAGAACAATATTTTCAAGACGTTGACGTTTCGAAGTTGACAAATGGAAAATATAATTGTATAACATTATATAGAAAGTTATTATATTTGTCACAATATGACAGCGAAACAGGAAAAACAAAACGTTTCGAAAAGATTGGATATGTTGTCGCATTATCAACCGAACAAAACTACGCGGGTGCGTCATATTTGGACGTTGAAGACATAATTTTTGAAGAATTTATGTCGCGTAGTGTTTATATTGCAAATGAAAGCAATAAACTTATGAATTTTTATGCAACAGTTGACAGAAAACGTCTAACAACAAGACTATGGCTTGTTGGAAATACAATTTCAAGGGTATGTCCATATATAAATGATTGGGGCTTGCATAATATAATAAGTTCACAAAAGCAAGGAACAATCAAAACAATTGAAATAAAAGGGGCAGACGATGAAGTCATCAAAATTGCGATTGAATATTGCAAGTCAACGGGTGTTAGTTCGGGAACAATAGGAACAAACGCAAATATGATTAATACAGGGGCGTGGGAAACAGCACCGCAACCCCATTTGCCAAAATCATATAAAAATTACGATTGTCTATATCGTTTTGGATTTCAATATCAAGGATTCAAATTTTTGTGTGAATACTTAATGGATAAAGAAACTAAAAAGGACGCGTGTTGGTTTATTCGTCCATATTATAAAGAATTTTCAGAAAAATTGATTGTGTTTTCGGACACAATAAAAATATCTAAATTATGGCAACGTGACATTTATAATATTTCAATAAAAAATGACAAATTGCGTAACTTGTTTATGACATTCAAAGAAAACAAAATATTTTATGCAAATGATTTGTGCGGAACAGATTTCAAACAAGTTATTGATTTTCAGATTAGGAGGTAAAATATGAATAGTCAAATTATATTATGTCGAAATATAAATGTTGACAGACAATACACAAACGTATTAAATTATACCGAAAGTCAAATGCTTGCATTATGTCGTGCAAATGCTGTTGCAAGTGCTGACAATTATTCATTTTTAAGAACAACGGGAACAATTTTTGTCGGGTTTCCCTATTCTCAATGTTTACAAGCAAATTATATTGCTTTCCAAAATCCCGACTATTCAAACAAATGGTTTTTTGCTTGGATTGATGATGTCATATTCAAAGGAAATAACGCGACAACAGAAATAAAATTCACAATTGACGCGTGGTCGACGTGGTTTGAAAAATGGACGCCAAAAAAATGTTTTATAAATAGACAACACGTAACAGATGACACAGTTGGTCTTCATACGGTTGCAGAAAATCTTGACATCGGTCAAATTATTGCAGATTCTGTTCATACTTTGAACAATATCGGTTCAGAATCATATTTTTATTTTGTAATAGCTTGTAATTATGACCCGTCGAATCAAACAAGATATGCAGGTGTTGGAATTTATGCAGATTATCCGCAAGGTTCAATGTGGTTTGCTTGGTTAATTAATAGATTCAATTATGCATCAGAAGTGAACAGCATTTCAGATTGGATTTATAATGTAACACAACAAAGACACGCAGACGATATTCAAGCAATGTTTGCACTTCCATATCAAGCATTTAATTTGACAGGAGATATTGACGAAACAACACATCTTGTTCGTTCGGGTGGTGGTCTAAAATTAGAAGATACAGAAACGTATTCAAAATCAAGTTTCAGACAGTTTTCAGATTACACGCCAAAAAATAATAAATTGCTTGTTTATCCTTATTCATTCTGTCGTGTTACAAATAATATGGGCGGATATAATGACTATAAAATAGAAGACTTCAACGAATTAGACTTGGAAGACAATCCAACTGACAATATGTCTTTTGAATTTATTGGAATTCCTTGTCTTGGATATTCGGGGAAAATACGACCTAAATATTATCAAGGAATTACAAACAACGAGGACGAATCATTGCCACTTGGAAAATATCCGACACTTTCGTGGTCTTCTGACGCATTCACAAATTGGATAAGACAAAACGCAATCAATTTGGGAATTGGTGCGTTAGGAACAGCGGTTTCGGGCGCAACACAATTTGCAACAGGAAATATTGTCGGAGGCACAGCAACAGTTGCAACAGGAATTGCGTCAATGATTGGTTCAATGGTGCAAGCGTCAATGTTGCCGAATGCAGCACAGGGAAATGCAAATTCGGGCGATGTTTCTTTCCTATATAATATCAACCGTTTTAAAATTATGCATATGCGACCAAAAAAAGAATATTTACAAATTATTGACGATTATTTCACACGATTTGGATATAAAATATGTAAATTAGAAAATCCGAATATAAGTGGTCGAAGATATTGGAACTATATTGAAATTGGCGGAAGTGAAGAAATAGGAACAGGCGAAGTCCCAAGCAAATTTATGGAAACAATAAACAATGCTTGTCGTCGAGGTGTAACAATTTGGCACAATCACGCAAACATTGGAGATTATAGTTTGAATAATAGTATAATATAAAAGAGAGGAAATTTCCTCTCTTTTATTAATTTGGTATAAGTTGTGTAGCAGGTTGTATATAATGTACAAATCCAAATAAATGTGTGCCACTTGGTATATTTTTAACACATCTAATACGTGGTAAATTATTTTGATGTGAAATGTAGCAAGGATACAATAAATTATCTGAACCAGCTAACACAAATGACGTATTTTCATTATCATATAACTCAACGGGTAAAGTTAAAATATTTGTATAAGATGTAATTTGTTCATTAGCAGTAAAGTCTAAACTTACTTCACATATTTTATTTAGAATTCTAGCACGATTTATATTATTAGTATCATTTAATGATACATTATAATGAAAATCACTTGCTTCTAATTTTTTAAATTTTGTTACAGAAAAATATTGAGTTAACCAAGGTTGCCATACACCATCTAATTTTTGTCTGTAAAACATATTACAATATGGATTGTTTGAAGATAGTATTGTTTGTTTTATTGTTCTATCTAAAACACTAACTTTTTCTACTATTAATTTAAACCCAGCACCAACATTTGGTTGATTTATTAGTTGTTGTGTATTACTTCCATTTTCTGAATAATATATTCCAGGTGTAATAAAATTATCTAAGTCATCACCAGGTAAAAGTGGTTTGCCCTCGTAAAGATTATAATTTACGTTATAAATAGGTGATTTTATTTCAGCAGAACTTATTAATTTATTATTTATTGATTTTATTGTTATGTTACCACTATCACTTGTATTATAGATAGATACACCTTTTTGTTTCAATGTATAATAAGTATTATGTGTATAAGTTGTTGGTGTTAAATAATTACGATTACATATTACAGCAATAGAAGGATTTAATTGGTTTAGATAGTCTATATTACTATCATAATTTAATGAATGATGTTCTACTTTTAATATATCGCATTTTTTAAATACTTTATAATTTTTACTTTGTGCTAATTTTTCAATATCACCAGTAAAACAGAAATAATTATTATAATGTTTTAAAATTGTAATCATTGAAAAATTATTATAATCAGTATTTTCTGTAAGTCTTTCATAAGCATTATATAAATAATTATAGTAATCGTTATAATATTCAAAATTAATATTATAAAATTCAATAGATAAATTTTCTGCTAAATTTATTTTATCAGCTTCGTTTGGATAAATATAATTTATATTTTTTTCTTGTAATACAGAAATAAATTGTGTTTCATTTGCTTGTATAGTTGTTTTTTCAGTTCCCTGAAATTGATTATAATTAATACCCTTATGAGGTAGATATACAGTACAATTTGAAAAATCTATATTCTCATTTAATAATGCTGTTAATCCTGAAACTTGACCGATATGATCATTATGAAAATGTGAGATAATAATTGCGTCAATTTTTTTTACATCTTTTTCATTTAAAAAATTTCTAAGTTGTGTACACTGATTATCAAATCCCAAATCAATAATAATATTTTTTGTACCCAAAATTACACAACAATCCCCCAAATCAACATTTTTTCCACCACTCAAAAATGTTGCTGTTAATTCATCTGTAAGCTGTTTTTCAATATTATTTATTTTTGTGTTTAATTCATTAAATATATCTTGATTTATTATTTCTGCTAATGTTCCGTCTTGTGCCATTTTATCAAGTTTGTTGTTTATTTCTTCTTGTATATCTAAATTGTCAAAATAATTGTTTACATAATTTTGTAATTCTATAAAAGCATTAGTTAAATTTTCAGTTTGTTCTCCAATTCTATTATTTTCATCAATTACTTTGTTTAAATATTCGACAACTTTACATAATAATTGATAATTTGTTATCGCGTCAAAATCTGCCTCAATAAAAGGAAAATTTTGTAATACAAAAAATTTGAATGGTGGCAATTTTTTAAAATTAAAATTCATATTATACCTCTCTTTCTATACTAATTGATAAAAAAGACATTCTAAATCTTTAAAAATCATTGTATATATATTTTTTATTTCTTCATTTAATTTTGAATATATTTCAAACATATTTATTTTTGAAATATTTTCTTCATAATTGTTATTGTCTTTTGTGTTTGTTTTATTTTGACTTGTTCCATTTGATGTTGATATATCTTCATTATTTGAATTGTCTTTGTCGTAATGATATTCTGTAACATATTTTCCTTGTCTTATATTATCAAGTTCATCTTGTGGTGTATCACTACCTCGTCTATCACTTATATTTTCATGTGTTGTGTTTGAATGGTTTGTCATTTCATTTGTAGTATTTGATGTATTATCGACAATTCTATTGTCAAATCCTTGTCTTTTTGTAATTTCTTCAAAGCCATTTTCAGAATATAACAAATCTATCAGTTTATTATACATGGGCATTATTTCATTTAGTTTTACATTTAATTGTATTTTAAATGCTGTCAATGTTTCAAATCCAATTCTACGCATAAGAAAATGATTTAATATCATACATTCAAATTGTTCTTTTGTTATTTTTTCAGATAAAGGATAGTCAAAATCAAAAATTGTTGTGCGTCCATATTTTGCTAAATCTTTTATTTTTTGTTTGTCTTCTTTTCCATAATTGACTATACTTTCAAGTAAACTATATAATGTTGGGGGTTTTTCATTCATTATTGGAATAAAAGGCATAAATCCATAAAAATTATACATCATCTTCTTCATCAACCTCCATTTCTTCTTGTTCATCTTCAAAATTTTTCATACTGTTTGGTATTCCATCATAATATTTTACTTTTATATCAGTATCGAATTTATTATTTATCATATCTATTGCTTTTTTTCTTGGTTCAAATCTTGAAAATCTACTTGCAACTGTTCCGCCTTGCATTGCTTGTACTTCATCTTTTATATTTCTTTCTTTCTTTTGAAAACTTAAATTTGCAATACCTATAAGGCGTAAAAATTCATTATATATTTTGTCTTTGTTTAAATCTACTTTATCAGAAATATAGGGTGCTGGTTGCATAACAAGTGTTGTGTCATCTAAATCAATGTCATCATAAGTTAGTACAATATTTTCAAATCCATCAACATTATTTATCATATCTTTGACTGATTTTTCTTTTTCTGTTTTTGTTTTCCAAAATCTAGGTGTTTTTTGCTGTGCAATATTTATGTCCATAACTCTTTGAAACATTGCTAGTCTTTCAGCATATTGAAGTATATCTAAATATATTGGATAGCGTCCGTTATTATCATACATTATTACAAATTCACCTTGCTGTAAAATTCTTCTATATGATCCATTTGGTGCTGTTGCTATTATTCTTTTAGGTCTTCCGTATATATCCAATGTTCCTAGCACAGTATATGGAAGTGCAATTACTCCCAAAACTTCATCTTTGAAAAACGCAATACTACCCGAACGCAACAACTTTTTATTTAAAAATGCTGTATCAATATATTCTGGTAAATTTTCAAATTCAAAAACATTTTCAGCAAGTGTTAACATTTGTCTTTTATACATTTCATAAGTTTTGTAATTTGAAAGTTGCGAATTCACAAGTTTTCGTTCCATGCTTTTTCTCCTTTCTTTAAAAAATTAGAGTGCAACTTTTTTGTTGCACTCTATATAAGTGTTATGCAACTGTAATTGTTGCTGTATCTGTTTTTGTTTTATCATAAATTGATGTTGCTGTAACTGTTACACTTTCAACTGTTGCGTCTGATGGGATAATTAGTTCACCGCTGTCAGAAATTCTTACACCATCTGCATAAGAGTTTGTGTCAACACTCCAATATACAGCCTTATTTGCAAATCCTGTTGTTACCACAACAGCAGACATTTGAAGTTTTTGTCCTTTTGTTACTGTTGCTATGCTTGGTGATACTGTTACACTTGTAACACCTTGTGCTGTAACAGTAAATACAACTGCATTTTCAAATGGTGATGATGAAATACTTCCCCATGTATGTAGCCAATGATTTCTGCGTAATGTTTGTGGATTGTAGAATTCTGTTTGTTTTGTTGGTGTAGCGTTATCCATTCCATAATATCTATCTTGGAAAAAGTCAATTCCAACAATAGCACATGGTATTTCTTGTAATGCTGTTTTTTCTTCTGCTGTTAGTGGTACATATCCATCAACATATTCATTTGGAACAACATCTCCGTTATCATCTCTTTTTGCAAATATTTCTGCAAGTCTTGGTTCGTCAAAATTTCCAAAGCCATCAACTAATTCCATATTTGCTTTCATTTCTGCGTCACTTCTAAAATATGAAGTTGCTAATACATTTGTTGTAAATTTAGCGTCAAATTTTGTAGACACTATTGCGAATTGGTCTTCAAATGCTGTTGCTTTTCTTATTCCAGCAGGGTTAAATCTTGGACTTCTAAAAGTCATATCATTTGAAACACCTTTTATTTCTGCAACTATATCTCTGTCAGTTTTATTTGCAAAATCTTCAATTTGAAGTGCTGTAACTGTTCCATCTAAAATTCTTCTTGCTAACATATATTTGTTTACTAAATATGTGTCATATTCATAACCCTCATATAATGAATTTACAATTTCATCAACTAATGAGAATAAATCTTCTGTTTGGAATGCCATTGCCATTTGTTCATCAGATGTTGTTGCTTTGTAAAATTTTTGATAATTTATTTCATGTAAATATGATAATACATTTGGCACTTCTGTTTTTATAAAGTCATGTGGTCTATTTACAAATTCGTTATAATCATATACATTTGCAATATCTGTTATGATTTCTCTAATTTGTTGCCCCCATGATAAAGTTCCTTTATCTGTGAATTTTTTCCATGGATTTTCCCAATGATTTCTTGTAATTACTGTTAACCCTATAAGGTTAATAGTGTTTAAAAATGCGTTTTTGTACGCATAGTTATTCATAATTATTTTTCCAATTCCGTTTATACTTTCACCTTGTGTTGGAAGTGGTATATTTTCTCTTAATTCTGGCGTTACATTTATTATATAACTTAATAATTCAGCACTATTTGTTACATTTAAAACGCCTTGTGATATTTGTTTTCTACTCATATCTTAAAACCTCCTATATAATTAAATTTCTTTTACATCAATAACTTCTTCTTCTTTTAATTCTTCGTCTTCTGTTTCATCTTCTTTCTTTTCTTCAACATCTTCTGCTTTTAAAAATCTTTCTTTGTATTTTCTTTTAATTTCGTCGCGTTCTGCAACAACTTCGTCATATGCTGTTTTTTCTACTTTGTCGCCGTCTTCTGATTCAACGAAACTGTCTTCGATGTCTTCTAATAATGCAATTTGTGTGTCTTCATCTGCGACAACTTCTGAAATTTTCTTTTTTAATTCTTCTTTACTTAATTTCATTCGCTTTCCCCTCCTCTCTGTCTAAACGTTCACATAATTTTGTCAATGCAATTGTGTTGTTATTCAATGCCTCTTTGATTTCATCTTTAAAAGCGTTCATTTCCTTTGTATGTTGTTCGTTTAATGCTTTTGTGTCTTCTCTGTTATTCTGTGACATCTCTTTGACATAAATTGCCATTCCTATACAAGCAACAACAGGAAATGCGTAACTTCCTAAAAGAGTTGTAATATCCATTTTCACTCCTCCTCTTTTGATTTCTATATTTATTATAAACACTTTTTTAAAAATTTGTCAAGAAAAAACGAACATTTTTTAAAAAAATGTTCGTCTTTTTCTTATTTTATTTGTCAATACAGCCCAAGGAAATTTTCGTTTTTTAAATATTATAGTTGGTGTAGGTGGTTCAGGTGGTTCTGGAGGTATAGTTCCGTCCCAATGCACTATTGTTCCTCTTTCATTTGGAAAACCTAAAGGTTCACAAGGATTTACAAAATTCTTACATATCCAACTTTGACTTGTACTAGCTTCTAAATGTAAATGTGTTCCGGTACTATTTCCAGTATTTCCCATTTTTCCTACAATTGTATTAATAGTTACTCTATCGCCAACTTTTAAATTTATACTTCCGATATAGCATATGACAATATCTATAATAAAGTCCTGTCCTATAGTCTAAAATTTGAACTTGATTTCCTAACGCTGGCGATGTTCCCGTACTTTCTTTATATACATATACTACCTCTCCGTCATCTGTTATACTATATAAATTAGGATTTTGTATTGATACTCCACTTTGAGGAAAATCTACTCCAGTATGAAAACCGCAACTATAACTACTTGAAATATTACCATAAGGCTGTCCTACTGTACAATCTATATGCATTGGACTATATTTTGTTGTATATTCTGCCATATTCTCACTACCTTATTATTAATTTTTGATTTACATATATAAAATCAACATTTGTTATATTATTATCTTTCGCTATTTTTTCTACTGTTGTATTAAATTTTTTAGCAATATTACATAAACAATCGCCTTTTTTCACAATATAAATTTTTTCCCTTGTTATATTTCCTTTCAAAATTTCATTGACTCTTTGTTGTACTTGACTATATAATGCACCAAGTTTTTGTTTTCTTTCTTCCCCGTTTCCATATTTTCCGTTTATAACGTCCCTTGCAAGTTGTTCTATATCTACATTTGCGGAGTTATCAACAGAGTTTTCCACATCTTCCACATTGTCATATTTTGTCAAATTGTTTGAATTTATAATTGACATAATTGTGTTGATATATGTTGGACTTGTTGCATATCCGCCGTTTTTTATCGCTGTTATACATTCAAGCGGACTATTTGCAACGCAAGCTTTTCTGTATCGTTCCGCCTTTGTTATTAAGTCGAAATAATCGGAAATTGATTCTTGCAAATTATTGTATGCCCTAAAACAAGCATTTATATTTGTGTAACTTACGCCGTCGTAACATTCTTTGGTATTTGTATTATAGACTTTTCCTTTCCAATTTGATGTTGCTTTGATTCCAAAAATTGCATTTGCTTTCATCATAATTTGAGATTGTCCCCAACCACTTTCGCAAATTGCCTGTGCAATTACAACACTAGAAAATAAGGGTTTGCCTCTCCTGTTGTTTTCTTCAACAACTAATTTTGCAACAGTTTCTAAAAATTCATTTTTTGACATTTTCATTGTTTTCCTCCTATAATTAATTTTATATAATATGAAAGTTGTTCTATATTTGCGTCAAATGTAAAATTGTCTTTCCATTCGTAAAATATTGTTTTTGTTCCAATTTTTATACTATACATTTTTATTTTAACATATTCAACCTCAATTTTCAAATTTTTAAATTTTTCTTGCAATGTTTCTTCTATATCTTCAACCATTGTTATTCCTCCAATATTTTTTTAATATTTTTTATTGTGCAACCAATTGAACATTGTCTTCCACAATCTATCAATTTTTTAATTTCGCAAGTTTCGTGACAATTTTCTTTTTCTAACATTTCAATATGTTTATATAGTTTCTTTTTTGATATATAATCTCTTTTTATTATTTCTTTCAAAAAATCCGTTAAGTATTGACCAACAATTGATTGCAATTCATTGTCGTTGAAATATTCAAATGTCATATCTTGTAATTTTCTTTTGTTCATTGTTTCAATTATTTGTATAAGTTTTCCCATATCTTCAAAAAAACTTTTATCGACATAAAACGAATCTTGTTGAAGATATGAAAAATTTTTTGTTTCTTCATATTTCTTTTTTATTTCTTCAAAAATTTCATTTCCCATTTTTA